ACAAACAAAACCAGTCAACGTAGATTTAATTTTATCGGACGGGCAGACTAAAATAATGGAGAGCCTAATGGTAAAAAAAGATAAGGCTATTCAGATGTTTGAAAACCTAATTAAGCAAACTAACGAAACCTTCGAAATAACTAAAAAAGCATTCGACAAAGAAATAATTTTTCCAAACTTCATAAACTAAACACATGGTAAAACAACAAAAAGTAACCGACCAATACGCTATTTATAATAGCGATTGTATGTATGTAATATCTCAGATGCCTGAGAATAGTATCGACTTTTCGGTATATTCTCCACCGTTTGCAGGATTATATAATTACAGCTCACACGAAAACGACTTTAGCAACTGTGAAAGTAAAGAGCAGTTTTTGGAGCAGTACGAGTTCTTAATTAAAGAAATGGCACGGGTAACAAAGGCGGGTAGGATTAACGCTGTACACGTTACCGACGTACATACGCACACGGGTAGGCTTTGGGATTTCCCCGGTGAGGTTATCCGCTTACATGAAAAATACGGAATGCAGTACCATAACCGCATAACGATTTGGAAAGAGCCGTTAAAAGTTCGTATGCGTACAATGGTTCAAAGCCTAATGCACAAATTTATTATCGAAGATGCGACGCGCTGTTTTACCGCGATGCCTGATTATGTTTTGATATTTAAAAAGTCAGGCGAAACAGATACACCCGTCGAGCATCCAAACGGCTTAAATGAATTTGAGTATTTTGGCGAAAACCCTTTTTTAGAGGCTCATAAAGAAACATACGGTAATTATTCAGACTTCCGTAAAAAGTGGGCTAATTTTAAAGGCGACCAGCGCGAAAATAAATTATCGCATTTAACATGGCAGCGTTACGCCTCGAGCGTTTGGGACGATGTTAGAATCGATAACGTGCTTCAGTTTAAAGATAGCCGCGAAGATGACGACGAAAAGCACGTACACCCGTTGCAACTCGATGTAATCGACCGTTTGGTATATCTTTACACTAATCCCGGCGAAACTGTTTTAACGCCTTTTATGGGTGTAGGTAGTGAGGTTTATAGCCCTGTTTCGATGGGTAGAAAGGCAATAGGAATAGAGCTAAAGGATAGCTATTTTAAACAGGCTGTAATTAACTTAAAAGAGGTTAACAGCCGATTTAAAAAGGTTGAGCAACCCGAATTATTTTAGTATCTTTAAGCGTTCAGAGGTAGTAGCCTGAATGAAACGAAATTAATTTACCGCCCTTTGGGTTTACGAGGTTTGATATATGCAAACCGCTACTACCGTAAATTTCAAAGGGCTTTCTTTATTATGAAAGATTCAATGGTAATTTACCGCTCGTTTTATGAAGCCTTAAACGGCTTACCTGAGCAAAACCGTTTAGAGGTTTGGGCGGCAATATGTGAACTCGGTTTTAATGGAGTTGAGGTTGATTTAATCGGATTAAGTAAAACGATTTTTATGCTTATAAAGCCACAAATAGAAGCAAATAACCGAAAGGCAATCGCAGGTAAAAATAACGGTTATTTAGGCGCTGAACATGGTAAAAAGGGAGGGCGACCAAGAAGCGAAAAACCCCCAATGAAACCCACTAAAAACCCCGAACAAAACCCGCAAGAAACCCCCAACGAACCCACTAATGTAAATGTAAATGATAATGTAAATGAGAATGATAATGTAAATGCTAACTTTAAAAAGTGGGGCAAAGACGATTTGATTAAATCGATGACACCATACGCTGAACGCTACCCTAAAAATATGCTGAACGAGTTTTTTAACTATTGGGCAGAACCTTTATCAAATGGAAAACTAAGGCTAACGGCTCAAGATGCATGGGATACTGGGCGAAGGTTAGTAACATGGAGCAAACGCGATAAGGATAACAAACCACAAAACGCAGTAGTAACACGCGCCTCGATGGGGGTTAAGATGCAGTAAGAAAAATATTTTTAAAATAATTTAGAAAAAGTTTGCAGAATCAAAATATAGTTGTATGTTTGCTGCATCAAACTCTTAAACACTTACACAATGACTATTCAACTTCAATCAATCGGAAAAATGCCAGCGCAACCAGCATCAAACATTAAAGTCGGTACTGTTTTAATGTGGAATTTTGGAACTAAAGAAACGGTTTTAGATATTGTTAATGAAACTGCTAAAACGCTTTCAGTTAAAATACAATCGGGAAGTTACATAGGCGTTAGAAAGCTAAACAAAAACCGATTAGTTTGTATTGTAAAATAAAAAACAACGGGCGGCTAACCACCGCCTAAATTTTACCGAATGAAACCCCTACCAAAAATCGAACAGGCTTTAATTTTCATAATGCTGCACGAACCCGATGCAGCGCGTGAAATTGTGCCGCAGCTATCTGAGTATCACTTTAACGACGAACTCGCGTTAAAATGCTTTAAAATCATTAAATCGATACAATCCGATAACAAGCAACCGACACTCGTTACACTCGGTAGCTATGCATTAAGCACAAAAGCAATCGAGCCGCGCGACCTTGCAAACGTTTCGGGGTGGGGTAACGACCTATCGTACACCGAACCCGTTAACCAGTACATCGCGATTCTAAAGGACGAACACATTAAGCGTTCAATAACGACGATACTAACCGAGGAAACGTTAGGAATCAATAACAACAAAGGGGGCGTTAATACAGCCGTAGAAATTGTTAAGCGCCTTAATTCATTAATCGAGGACGGTAGCCCTATCGATAACATCATAACAACTATTCAACTCGCAGACGAAGAACGGCAGGCATATTACCGCCGCGCTGCGATGTATCAAAACGGGCAAACGAGCGGGCTAAGTACGGGTATTACATCCGTTAATCGTTTCACGGGCGGCTTTCACCCCGAGCTTATAATCTTAGCGGGTCGCCCTTCGATGGGTAAAACAGCGTTAGCCCTATACCATGCTTGCAACTTTAACGAACCGGGTATTTACTTTAACCTCGAAATGAATAACAGCCAACTATGCCAGCGCTTAATTTTGCAGCATAGTAACGAGCAAGTAAACGCCGCACGGCTTCGCGATGGTAACCTTAACCAACCCGAGTTACATACATTCGAGCAGTCAATAGGGCAAATAGAAAAGCTACCGATTTTAATCTACGACAAACCGCGATGCGGGGTACATGAAGCAATACGCATAATGCGACGCGAAGCGCGTAAAGGGCGTTGCAAGTGGGCTATAATTGACTATTTACAGTTAATGACGATAGAGGGCTTTAAAGGCGGTAATCGTGAAATGGAAGTAGCAGAGATTAGCCGAACGTTAAAAGCCGCGCAAAAGGAACTAAACATACCGATTATAGCCCTTGCGCAGTTAAGTAGGCAAGTTGAGCAGCGAAGCGATAAACGCCCTATCCTATCCGACTTACGCGAAAGCGGCTCAATAGAACAAGATGCCGATACGGTTATTTTTATTTACCGCCCTAAGTATTACGGCATTGATGAGGTCGACGGGGAGCAAACCGATAAGCACGTTTTCTACTTATTCGAAAAGCATAGGCAAGGCGCGACGGGTGAAGTACGATTTCAGCATAACAACACGATTACAGCCTTTAGCGATTTGGGCAGTAATACTGGCAGCTCGTTTTTACCGATGCCCGAAACCGAGAAAGTAATTAGCGCAATTGCGCCGAATAACGAATTTGATAAAGAACCGTTTTGAGTACCGAGGAACGCATAATCGATTACATGACTAACCACGAACCCGAGCAAAGCGAATTTAAAGAGGGGGCGGCATATTACACCGACACGGTTAAAACACATCGCAGCTATGCAGCGCAATTAATGAACGCCCCGCGCACCACGATAGCCTACCGAATGTATTTAAACCGTTGCTTAGATTGGTTGAAGCTACTTAAAAAACACGGCGTAAATTTGCACAACGTAATCAAAAATTAACTATATTTGTGGCATGAAGTCCGAAGCAAAGGCAAAAGATAATCGAGGCGGTCGCCGTGAAGGTGCTGGTAGGTTACCAAAATATGGCGAACCAACCGCGACGCTGTGCTTTCGCGTACCGCAAACGAGCCGCGAAAAGATTACAGCGATGGTGCGCGATTACCTCGAAACACTAAAACTTGAATATAAATCAACTAAACGAGAACCCGAATATGGATGCTAAAAACAAAATAGAAATAGAGATTTCGCAAAGCACATACGAATTATTAATTGAAATGGTGCAAATAAACCGAACAACCCAAAGCGATATAATCGAAAGGGCTATAAAAAGTATAGCAAACCCGTTAACAATAGACGGCGAATACAGGCGGTTTTTAACGGCGCTTAATGATGGGCACGACTATGTTTTAGATGCTCAGGAAGTTGAAAAGGAATTGGAAGACGAGGCGGAAAAAGCATGGAAGGCGGAAAAATCATGGAAGCTAAAATAACAAAACGCAAACGGGGAAACCCTCGCCCAAAAAAATTAAGCAATCGAATTGTGCTTTCTTTTTCGCCAAATGATATGCAGGTATTAAAAGAGCGTGCAAAATTAAACGGGGTTAAACTTGCTGCATTTATTCGCGAAATAGCATTATTGAGTTTAAAATAATGAGCAAACTCTTAACCATACCATGCGCGATTGAATCGGTAGCCACGCGACGCGATAAAACGATTAAGGTAACAATCGGAACGCAGGAACTAACGCCCGAACAAACGAGCGCGTTATTTAGTCAATGGATGGGCGGCGTAGGTGTTATGGCATTTAAGGGCGAACAGTTCAATTATAACGACGAACAATTGTTAAACAACCTTAAACTCGATGCCGCAGAACTTGGCAGCAAAACACCGAGCCAGCGCCTACGTTCTACGCTTTACGTTCTATTTGAACACGCCCCCGAGGGGCATAAAGATTTTAACGGCTTCTATGCTTCAATGATGGAGCGATTTATCGAAATGGTAAAAAAACGAATCGACACTTATAATTTGTAAATTTGTACTATGCCACTATTTAAAGGCGATTCGCCACAGATTATACAAATGAACATTCGCAAGTTAGTAGAGGAAGGGTATTCGAATGAGCAAGCCGTAGCCATAGCATACGCCGAGGCTGAAAAGTGGCGTAAAGGACGTAAGCGATAAACAACGAAAAAACAACGTATGTCAGGCGGCAGAGGCAAAATAGAGCCACGATGGAAAAAAGGCGAAACAGGAAACCCCAAAGGGCGACCGCGTAAGCTACCCGAATTAAGCGTATTGTTAGCCGATGTATTAGGCGAACAAACGAAGGAAGGATTAACGGCGGCTGAAGATATTTTAAGGGCTATGTACGCAAGGGCGCGCAAGGGCGATACCCGAGCAGCCGAACTGCTATTAGACCGCGCATACGGTAAGCCAAAGCAAAGCATCGATAATAACATTACCACAACCGAGCCGCTCGTTATTGTGCGAACCGAAACAAAAGAAAAGAATGATTGAAATTTGGAAAGTATTTCAAAGCGGATACGAGGTTTCTAATTTAGGAAACGTTCGCAGTATTGATAGGATAGTAGAAACGCGAAAGCAACCTTTAAAATTAAAAGGCAAACTATTGAAACCAGCTATCGATAAGAAAGGCTATAAGCGTGTAGCGATAATGATTAATCGCAAACTAACCACTTTAAAAGTACATAGGGTTGTTTCTATGGCGTTTATTGAAAACGTTAATAATAAACCTCAAGTAAACCATAAAGACGGGAATAAGTTAAATAACGCCATAACTAATTTAGAGTGGGTTAATAATTCAGAAAATGTAAAGCACGCATATGAAAATGGGCTATCAAAGCCAAAGCGCCTACACGAAAGCAACCGTTGTAAGCAAACTAAAGAAAGCATTGAGGCTATTGTAAAACTAAAATCTGAAGGCGTTAAAAACCAAATAATAGCCGATTTATATAACTGTTCTATTTCATCAGTAAAGAGGCTAAATAAAGGATATGCAATTTACGCTAACTGAAACACAAACCACAGCCTTTGATATGGCGACCGACGGAAACAAAAGAGTAATTGTTTTCGGGGGCGCTATACGATGGTAGCCCCTGCTGGAAATGGTGGGGGCAAAGATTCGAGGTGGAAAAACATATTGGCTATTATTAACCCTAACATCGCTTTGTTTAACTTACCCGCGTTCGAGGTGGGCGGTTATTCGTAAAAGCCTACCCGACCTTAAACGCACCACGTTCCCGAGCTTTGCCTCGATAATGATGGACGGCGTAAGCAACTATGTTAAGAACTGGAATCGCGAAACGAACGTTATAACATTCACGAACGGCTCAGAGTTAATCTTCATGGCAGAATCATTCGACGACGATAAAGACCTTAACCGATTTAGGGGTTTAGAGATTAACGGCGCGGGATTGGATGAGGTTAACGAATTACAGGAAGTAACCTTTTACAAAGTTCAGGAACGTATAGGTAGTTGGAATAAAGCGCAAGGTAAGCCGCCTATCGTTTGCCTCGCAACGTGCAACCCTGCTCAAAACTGGGTTAAGTCGATAATCTATAATCGATACCGGGAAAACACCCTACCCGAACGCTGGGCATACATACCGAGCCGCATAACAGATAACCCACACATCGCGCCCGAATACCTCGAAGCCTTAAAGGAATTGCCGCCTATTCAATACGCTCGATTTGTTGAGGGCGACTGGGACGTATTAGACGACGTTGCTAACCCGTTTTTATACGCTTGGGATGACGAAAAGCACATTGACGATAGCGCTAACCATAACCCACACCTACCGACCTTTATAAGCGTCGATTTTAATATTAACCCGCTTTGTGCTTTAGTAATTCAAAACGTTGGCAGCGCGGCGCGTGTAGTGGACGAAATAAAGATAGAGCGCGGCTCGATAGATGCTTTCTGCGACGCGGTCGATGCCTTAAACATACCTACGGGACTTATACGAATTACGGGCGACGCGATGGGCAAAGGCGGTACGATACAGGAACGCGATAACTCGAGCGCGTACATTCAAATAAAACGCCGCCTCAAGTTAGCCGACAATCAAATAATAATACCAGCGAACCCGCGCCACGTTAACAGCCGTATAGATTGCAACACGGCATTAAAAAAATTAGATATTAAAGTAAACTCAAAGAAATGCAAGGGGTTTGTATTCGATGCGAAGCAGGTACAATGCAATGCAGATGGGCAAATCATAAAGAGCAACCGTAAAAACCTAACCGAGCGCGCCGATTATTTAGATTGTTTTCGTTACTTTGTAAACGCAATTTTAAAACGATACCTATGAGCGTTTGTTCACCTTGTTTCGATTCGGGCATTCAGGTAGCCTATTGCAACGGCGGTATAGCTTTCGGTTATGTAGAACCCGAAACGGGCTATACGATAACCCTAACGCATAACGCCACTAATAGAATGCAGGTATTTAACGCCGAATCGGATATCGACGGGCTGTTAACCATTACGGGAGCGAAGATAGATAACGGGCAAGGCTACACGATTAACCTTGCAGGCTGTAATACCTTTACGATATGCGAGGTTGAATATACTTGCATTAGCTTTAGCGTGGCGAACATCGAAGTAATAAGCGAAGAGCCTGAAGTAATTAACTTAATGGAATGCGTAGTATGCGGAGGTTAAAAACAATTATTCGCGGTTGGTGGTTTTGGATAACATCCAACAAAGAGGCAAACGAACTAAGCGAAACGCGAACGCCTATTTGTAACGTTTGCCAGCATAAAAACAAAGCATTAAACCTTTGTACGGCGTGCGGTTGTTTCCTACCTGCTAAAACGCGGGTTAAAGATGCTGAATGCCCGCACGATTACTGGAGTTAGATATGACTGGGTTCATCCTCTGCAAAGCGTTCTTGACCGAATCGCTCGACACCGAGGATGAAACCCTACGCGAATTAAGTGAGCGCGAAATTGGGTTCGTTGAGGTGCTAATAAACTTAAACGACATAAGCCACGTGTTCAGCGGCGAAAACGACGATTGTATAATACAGCTACGTAGCGGTAGCATCATAAAAGTAAATAATGACATTGACCACATCATTCAGCAAATTAGGCGGGCGACTGCGATTAATATTTTCGCGCAATAAACAAAACGCAGAACTACCGAAGCACAATTTAGTTCAGCTATTCACTAAAGACGGTTACACGTATTACCGCTTCCCAAAGGAAACCGCATTACCGCTCGAACGCTTTGCAATGAGCATGAGTTTGCTCGAGCGTTTAAGTAGTGGGCTTTCGGGTTCTGAGATGGAAGCGATACTAACCGAAATGGAAAAGGCTTTAGGGGCTGGGCTAACGAACCCACGCAACGCGGCGTTAGTTGCTACCTACATACACGTAATACGCGAAAGGCAAAACACGGTAATACACCGCGACCTATTGTTAAACATTGCGGCGACGTGGGTAGTACGCTCGGACGAAAACCCCGCGATAATAAACCCCGACGTACACCAATCGAAACTAAAAGTATTTGAGGCGATGGCAGAGGAGGGGTCGCACGATTTTTTTACAGGTTTGGATATCGAGCCGCTGAAACCCTTACTACGTATGTCGCCCGACGAATTAACGACATTATGGGAGTACAACCGAGTACAGCTCCAAAAGCTACACGAAACGTTAGCGGCGTTGAGTTCTCACCGGGACGACGGGCAAAGCAAGCGCAAGATAAATTCAGGGAGCAAGTGATGCACATCGCGGGCGGTAACGTTCTCGAGTTTAAAGAATTGATGCAATCCGATATTGACGTTTTTTTAATTAAATTTGGGGTGTTCTATAAGCAACACCAAAATGGCTGAAGTTTTAATTAAGTACAAAGCCGACGCGGGCGACCTCGAAGCTACTGTTAACAAGATTAACGAAGTAAATAACGAGGCTGTTAAGTCGGCTCAAAAGGCTTCGGATAAGATTGCTACTGAATATAAAGACGCTGCCAAAAGCGCCGCCGCCGCGTTTAGTGGGGGCGAAGTAAAGAAAGCAATCGAAGGTAACACAACCGCCCTCGAACGGCTAACCAAAAGCGGCAAATCGTTAACGGGTCAGCTACGCGGATTAAAAGCCGAGTTAACATTACTCGAGCAACAGGGTAAGGATAACACAAAAGAATTTAACCAGTTGTTAATCGCCGCTTCTAAACTCGAAGACCAAATAGGCGATACACGCGCAAGGGTTAAGATACTTGCGAGCGATACATTCAAGTTCGATGCAGCGGTACAAGCTACGCAAGGGCTGGCAGCGGGGTTCGAAGTTGCGCAAGGTGCGGCGGCTTTGTTCGGTTCTGAGAGCGAAGATTTACAAAAAGGCATTCTAAAAGTTCAGGGCGCTATCGCGGTCGCTAACGGAGTTCAGCAAATCGCAAATCTGTTACTTGAGGAAAGTGCAATTAAGACGGCTTTATTAACCGCAAAGCAAGCAATCTATACTACGGTAGTCGGAACGTCTACGGGCGCGTTAAAACTCTTTAGAATAGCGTTAGCGGCTTCGGGTGTTGGTTTGTTGGTGTTAGGTTTAGTTGCTTTAATTGAAAACTTCGATAAGGTAAAAGCCGCGCTCGAAAATTCAATACCGGGATTTAAGACCGTAAGCAACGCGATAGGCGATGTAGTCGATACTATCAAAGAATGGGTAGGTGCTTCGGACGAAGCCGAACGCGCTGGAGCTGCATTTGAAAAGGCTACTAAAAGACAAAACGATGCTACAAAAGCAATAGTAGACGGTTATAATAGACGAATCGAAGTTGAAAAAGCTGCGGGTAAAAACACTACACAGCTCGAGATTGAACGCGAAAAGGCGGTTATCGAAGCGAGTAAAAAGATTTTAAACGATTATAAATTTAAATCTACTGAATTAATTAAGCTCGATGAGGAACAAAAGCAAAAGGCTATTGATGCAGCTAAAGAGGCTCAAGATGCAATTTTAGAATCCGAAAACAATATACTCGTAATTAAAACAGCCGCCGCAAAGGAGGCATCCGATAAAGCAAAAGAGCAATCAAAGAAAGCCGCCGAAACCGAAAAGAAATCAGCCGAAGAGGTTACGAAAGCCCGTGAGCAATTAGCCAAATTAGAACAAGATGCTTTCGCTAATTCGGTAGACCAACGGGAAAAGATATTAAGCGAAAGTAATACAAAGATTGCCGAACTTGAGCAGGCGTTTATAGATAGTAAATTCGCGAAGGGTAGCGAAGAGGAAACAAAACTACAAAACGCGATACAAGCGATTAAGCAAGATGCCACTAAACAAATAGCAGACATCGACCAAAAGGCTTTAGAAGATAAGGTAGCCAAAGAAAAGGAAGCAGCCGAAAAGATTGCCGAAGAGCAAAGAGCCGCCGCCGAATCGTCTATAAATACCCAAATCAGTTTAGTTAAACGATTAGAGATTGAGCAGGGTAGTTCACTTGAGCGCCGTATTCAATTAATCAATTTAGAAGCCGACCAGCGTAAGTTAGCCGCGAACAATAGTATTAAAGACGAACAGGAGCGGGCGAATGAAATTTTGCTTATCGAAGCCGAAACGCAAAAAGCGATTCAAGACGAACGTAAACAATCAGCCGATAAACAACTCGAGCAACTGGCAGAAATAGCGCAAGCCACCGCGGATTTATTCGGTAGTATAATTGAGCTGCAAGGCATACAATCGCAAAAGAGAATCGAAGAAATTAACGCAGCATCTGAAGCGGAAAAGTTAGCAATTGAACAAAGCACATTAAGCGAAGCCGATAAGCAACGTAAGCTCGAAGCATTGCAATTAAGGACGGCGCAAAAGGTCGCAGCCGAAAAGCGTAAGCAAGCGGTCGCAGAAAAGGCGGCGGCAATATTCGAAGCAACGATTAACGCGGCGGTGGCGGTTGCTAAAGCGGCTGGTAATCCAGTTCAAACGGCGATAGCCATAGCGGCAGGTGCGGCTCAAATTGCTATTATCGCAGCCACGCCGATACCAAAGTTTAAACGAGGCGGTATGGTAGGCGGTCGCAGCCATGATGCAGGCGGTACGTTAATCGAAGCCGAGAGCGGCGAGTTTGTGGTTAACCGTAATTCGGTAAGCCGCCACCGTTCCGAACTCGATGCGCTCAATACATCGAGCGCGGCGTTTAAGCGTTTAATCGATGAACGTTATGTTCGCCCTGCATTAAACTATTATATGGGCAAAAAGGATAAAGGCGTAATCGTTAATGCTTCATTAAATAGCAAAGGCATGGAAAAGAAACTCGATAGGCTTAATAAGACCATGACTAAACAAAGAACTATTGTAAACATTAACGGCAACGATTCGCGGTATTCATGGCATCTGAATTAAAATTTTTAATCGACGGCATAGACCGAGGGCAACCGCTAAACCCCGAGGACTTTGGTATTAATATTAACGAGGACGATACGATAGGGGCGCGGGTTGTTTCATTCGATAATGAATTAATCTTTGGCGGCGATGTATTCGGCTACCTTTACAATAAGTTAGCAACCTCGGGTTATTGTGAGTTGGTACGCGTATCGGTTCAATACATTTGTTCGAGTGGCGTTTGGGAGCGTTTAGTCGATGGGTATATAATCGTTACTGAATGTAACTTTGTACTCGATAGATGCCAAGTTAAAACGAAACTTTACGATGAAACGTTTAGCACAAAGATTAATAATAATAAGTCTATCCCGTTTTCGCTTCGCCTTACAACGTCAAAGAACGGCACGCCCATAACGCCACCGACCGCCGTACCTCTTTACGTCTTTAACCCGGGCGTAATCATTTACCCTAACCCCGCATACGCTTACACGGTTTACGATACGTTCGCGCATTTGGTAAATTGTATGAGCGATGGGTTAGTAGATTTCGATTCGAATTTCTTTGCTGCCAGTTATCCGCAAACCGATGTAGCGTTTTACACTAACGGGCAATCGATACGACTAAAAAGCAACGTTGAAATACTTGCGACCTTTGAGCAATTATATTTAGCGATGCGTTCAAAACTTAACCTCGGTATGGGTTTTGAAAAGCAAGCCAACGGTCGCCCGTTGTTACGCATCGAACAGGCTTCATACTTTCAGCAAATCGGCGCGTCGGCTAACCTATTCGACCAGTCCGATATTGAAATGCAATTCGATACACGGCGTTTATATCAGGCTACCGATTTCGGTAACGAACTATATTTAGAGGTCGGGCAATGCGATAACGGCGATACGCTGTGCGAATTTACGCAAACGCCGTTTAGGGGCTTTAGGGCTGAAACATTCGGGTTCATTGGCGAGTGTAATACAAGCAATATATTAAACCTTAAAACGAGCGAAATAATATTCGATACTAACCTCATTCAGGATATAGTAGTATTCAATAACACAGGCTACGAAACAAACGGCGTAATCATTCAGTCGAACTGGACGGGAAGCATAGCAGCTAACACGGCGACGGCTAACGGTTACGACCCTTACGGCGTAGGCAATACTATTTATAACAGCCCGTATCGTAACGAGGTTGTTTCGGCTAATTGGTTAAGCGGTTACCCGAACTCTTTAGAATCATTCTTTGAGGGCTTTAGTTCAATTACAGCATCGGGAACGTTAAGGTTTGATAACTCAGGGGCGAATCAAATCGTTAACCAGTTTAGCGTCGTTAATGCGCCAACACAAAACACCTTATCGGGCTTGCTATCGCATTATTTTATTTGGCTCGACCCTGTTGTTAATCCGAGTAACTTTACGCAGCCCGTACCGGGTACGTATGAGTATTACATCGTATCGAACCCCGGTATTTATACCGTTAACGCGGGCGTTGTTTTAGATGAATACTTAGACCCCGTAACGTTTGCGCCGATAGCTTTTGCCGCTGGTAGGCAAGTCAAACTAATGATTAAGCGATTTGACGCGGCTTTGAATTTATTAGAAACGCGGTTTATAACTGGTAGCGATTTTGCCGTACCCGGTCAACCTGCATGGTATTCAATAACCAACGAAGTATTCATTTGCGAGGCTGGTAATTTAATTGCAATCGATATAGGTATATCGGCAACCGCAACAGCACCATTTCCAGACGTTATACAACGTTTCTTACGATTTGGTAGTGGGTTTCAAAACACTAGCCTACCATCTGCATTTTCTTTTTTCTCGGTTATCGGTCAACCCTTCACACCGCAAACGCTCGAACCCGTAGACATTAACGAGGTGCAAGCCTATGTATATAAGTTCAAACGCCCGTTAAGTATGGCAGAGATTAACGCAATAACGAGCGAAACATCGAAGCCTATTTTACTCGGGCGTAAAGACGATTCGTTAGCCGTTGCGCCGACGTACATTAAAAACCTACAAATAGAATCAGTAATGCGCAAGGGCGCACAATTCGAACTACGTTCTAATAAACTTTTACCATGAGTTACACCTCGATACCAAATCAACCTATTTTATTTAATACCGTATTGCCTGAAGCGTGCGAAGGTTGTAACAACCAATTTGCGCAGTTAGCAGACTTTAACGACCAACTATTTTGGCAACTCGAAACGGGTGTATGCGGCGAACTAAGATTTGTTAGCGATGTCCTTTCGGGCGATTGGACGCAGTCGGGTAGCGAAATAACCGCAACTGGTAATACGGGGGGTTACCTACAAGGGTATGAGCGTTATGATGTAGTGTTAAACTATAAGGTAACGGTAACGATTGAAACCTATAACAGCGGTAC